GGCGGTCGAAGACCGCGCACCTCGGAAAAAAGACGGGGGTATTGTGCAGAAAACGCTTGTTCTTGACATAGGCCGGGATATGTGTGATTCACATCTATCCCATCGTATAACAACTCATATATACTCACATAATATTACATAAGGCTAACGCCTTATATAGTAATATTCAAAAGGGTACAGGCTTTGCCTTCCCCTTTCTGTACGCCTCCCTTCGGGGGCTACGAAAGGAGTCCCTTTTGATCTCCCCCTCCCCCCTCCCATGAACAACGACCCCAAATCCAGGAAACGCCGCCCCCACTACGCCAACTACTGGCGAGCCAAGTGGAAGAACAAGCGCGAGCAGATGACCGCCCACCTCAACGCCCTCAACTCGGCCAAGATCATCAAGGCCCATGAGAAGGTCGCCCAGGTGAAAGCCTTCACCCATATGCTCCCCCAGGAGCCGATGTCCTGCACCCGGCTCCGTGACCAGGTCGCCGAATGCTGGAACGATGTGTACGGCGAGAACTTGAACTCCAACAAAGCCTGGAACATCGTGCGCCTCTGCATCAAGCATGGCCTATTCACCAAGGACAGGCTGAACCTTTACACCTTGACGCAGACCGGGGAGTGACGCACATTGCCGATCATGTCCCGATTCACCACTTCCGAACTGGAGCAACTCGATGCGTCCAAGGAGGTGGTGTCGAATGTCGCCCAGCATCTGATCGAGGCGTACATGGCCGCCCAGGCGAGCGACAAACTGACCAAGAAGGCGAAGGAGAGGGCGCAATGGCTTGTGACCGACGCCGCCGAACTAACGCTCGTTCTCCAGCAATTGGAGAAGTTCAAGAATCCATGAGCCGACAACAGATGGGCGAAGAGTGGAAGCGCTTCGTCAAGACCCTAAGACCAGAGGAACTAGAAGCCCTCAAGTCCGCTGGCGTGAACCCAGAGGACTACTTCGACGACACCCCGGCCGTGCCGCACCGCTACATCTACGGAGACTCATTCGCCGACAGGCTGGCCTTCTCCACCAAGAAGGAGGAAGAGGAGACGAGCGTCTTCGGGCCGCTGTCGTCGATCATCGCCAAGGTGATCGCATCGTTCGACTGCGAGTACGAGCCGAAGGTGATGATGAACAACGATTGCGTCCGCATCGCCCTGGGCTACCGCAACTACAAGTCGATGGCCGATGTCGCTAAGAAGTATGGCGTGTCGAAGGCCACCATATCGTGGCGAGTCAAACAGGTGCAGAAGCGCCTGGGCATCGAGCCGAGCATCTATATGCGAGCCGAAGAAACTTGCCAAAGGCTGAAGCAAGCCGCACATAGGAGGAAGAAATGAGCGTCCGACCAGTAGACATCGCCGAGCGCCTGGGCCTCGCGCGCCAGACCATCAACGGCTTCATCCGACAGGGGATGCCCATCTCCAGCATCGAGGACGCCGAGGCTTGGTACCATGAGCGCTCCGCTCGCCGGGATCAGAACCTCACGCCCGACCAACAGCACGATGATGACGACAAGGACTTCGCCGAAATCGTGGAGAAGCACCGCCGCCTCAAGGCGCGGGCTTACGATCAGTACGAGGATGACCTCCGTAACCAAGACCCGAACCAGTCCAAGTCTTACGCAACCTACGATAAGTTGGTCAAGACGCTGGTGGCGCTGGAGCGCGAACTCCACGCCCGCAACATTGCGGCCAAGGAGTACATCAAGACCCAGACCGCCATCGAGCGGTTCGGCAAGGTCATCCTAGCCATCCGCAATGAACTGACTCAGTTGTCCACCAAGATTGCCGTCAAGGCTAACCCCGACTCCCCTGGTACGGCTATGAAGGCCATCGACATCGAGATCACCAACATCCTGTCACGCCTATCGAACCAATGCGAGGATGCCAAGCAAGCCGTACAGGAGATCGTGGTACTCGAAACTCCGAAAGAAGAGGTCGCAACAGACAAACCAGATGAAATCGAATCCAGCGGAGAACCAGTTTGAGAACGCGCTAAGGAGCCTGTTGGCTCCCGACCCGGACGGAGACATCATCGATTGGCTTGAGAAGAACATTAAGAATGTGCCTTACTCGCCACAGCCTGGGCCTTTCCGCATAGAGTCAACGCCATACTTGGCACCAATCCTGCGCGCGCTCCAAGACCCAGAGGTTGAGACCATCGTGGTCATGGGTAATGTCCAGAGCGGCAAGTCGATGGTTCTGGAACTGTGGTCAGCCTTCGTGCCATCCCGCACTCCCGGCCCGATGCTCCTGCTCCAGGATGTGGACTTGAACGCGCAGGACTGGCAACAGACCCGCCTCCGTCCGCTCTGGGATAACACGCCGCCCACCAAAGACCGCATCTCCCAGGTGGATCGGAGCAAGTGGCACACCACCCAGTTTGAGCGCAATGTGACTTGGGTGCTTGGTGCGAACAACGAGCGCAACCTCCAGCGCCGATCCATCCGTTTCCTGGGCGGCGACGAGTGCTGGCAATGGCCTAAGGGTCACCTCAAGCAAGCGCTTGCCCGACGCACGGCCTTCACTTGGCAGGGCAAGTCGGTCTTCGTTTCGCAAGGGGGCGCGGATGGGGACGAATTCACGGATTTATTTTATTCCACAGATAGGGGCGAATGGTCTTTCACCTGTGTGTCCTGCAACACGCGACAGCCCTTTGAGTGGGCGCAGATTAAGTACCCGCAGAACGCCAAGACGGCCAACGGCTGGGATTTGGATATGGTCAAGGCTGGGACAACCTACGAGTGCAAGCATTGCAAGCACTCCTACCTTGACCGCAACAGCGTCCGGGCAGAGATGGGTGCTACCGCCGAGTATGTGCCGCTCAACCCCGCCGCCCCCAAAGGCCGCAGAGGTTTTCATTTTAATGCCATCTCCATGCTGTGGGGTCTTTCGTGGGGAGACCTAGCAGTCGAGGCAATCGAAGCCGCCCAGGCGTTCGACCAAGGCGGCGACGAGACCAAGCGCAAGGACTTCAAGATGAAGCGCCTAGCGTTGCCGTGGTCGGATGATCCCGACGATGGTGGCGGCGAAGTCCTGCCCAGCGGCTACATGATGTTGGAAGAGTGGCTGGAAGAGGGCGCCAACTACCAGAACAGGCTCACCCCTCCTCCTTACGCGGACGAGATTGTCAGTTCTCCACACTTCCTTCGGCTTAGGTTCATGTCTATCGATGTGCAGAGGCGCGGCTTCTTTGCGGTCATCCGCTCCTGGAGCGTTGACGGCAAGTCCCGGCTTATCTGGTGGGGCTATGTGGACACCTGGGAACAGGTGCGAGCGGAGCAGATCAAGAACAAGGTATCCCCGAACTTCGTCTTCGTGGACTCTGGTGACGGCCCGAACATGGACGAAGTCTATCGCAACTGCGCCACCTACGGATGGAATGCTACCAAGGGTTCTGGTAACACCGAGTTCCCTTGGCGAGTCCAGACGCCCTATGGACTGAAGATGGCCTACCGACCCTACGCCCCAGCCAAGGTCATCCAGGTGGGTAAGCAGTCCTGCCGTATGTTCATGTTCTCCAATCTTGTACTGAAGGACAGTCTCACCCGCCTCCGTAGGGCTGGACACCATACCTACGCCCAGGACGCAGGGGATGAGTACCGCAAGCAGATGCAGTCCGAACACCGAACCACTACCGAGACCGGGCGCCCCATCTGGGTGCAGATCGGCGACAGACCCAACCATATCTGGGATTGTGAGGTCATGGGCATCCTTCCTGCCTTGATGGCAAAACTGGTCGGCCGTGGTAAGAATAAGAACGCCGCCGATGAGAAGACAGTTGACAACGCCGAAGATAAGCCAAAGGTGGCTGAGTAGCCTGTCCGCTATTTAATTCGCCTGGGTGGCTCTCAAGCGGTGTCGTTGTGGTAGCGGACAGGCTATCCCTTTGACCAGCGGCAACGGCATATGGCATTCGTGCATTATCGTGGGTCTACCTCACCCAAGGGCATCTTTATGACTTTGGATGTCGTTGATATCGAACAGATCAAGGCAAAGGCCGTTGAACTGGTGAAGGAAGGCAAGACCATCATGGAATACCGGGATAGCGGTACGGACATCCGCAAGGACTGGCCGATTGACCCTCCGACCATCCTCCTAGAATGCCGCTACGCCCTACAGATCAAGTTGCCCTTGGTTTATGGTGCTATTGATCGTTGCCGAGTAGGCAACTTGCTGAATAACTTCCGGGGACTCTGACCTCTATGGCGCGCAAAAAGACTACCAAAAAGACCCCCATCAAGTCTGGCGGGTCTCCCGAATTAAAGAAACAGGCTACTGGAGGCCCAGGCATCTTCTCGAATTTCGAGTCTGCTAAGTTCTCCAACAAGCGTTCTTGGATCTGGTCGTCGTGGCCGACGGACTTCAAGAAGACGATGACAGTCTTCGATCGTCTTGAGACGACTCGAAAGATGCGCTGGATGGAGTTGAACTCTGGCATCATCCGTCAAGTGCTGTCGGATATGGCCCTCTACAGCGTGGGTCACGGCATCAAGGCCACCGCTCGTACTGGTAGCGCCATGATGGACAAAGAGTACGAGGAGTACTTTGACGAATGGGCGCGTAACCCCTGTGATATCACCGGGCGCTTTAACTTCTACGAAATCCAGCACATCGTCACCCGCCTTGTTTACCGCGATGGCGAATGCTTCATCCTCAAGACCAGGGACGGCTCTGGTCAGCCCAAGTTGCAGATCATCGAGGCTCACCGGGTCTCCAGCGCCCAGAGCGGCGCGCCGCCTCCCGATGAAACGGATGGCATCAAGTTTGGTAAGTACGGCAAGCCAGAGTGGTACAACATCATGCGTTCTGATGGCTCCAGTCGCCGCGTTCCCGCTGGCGCCGTGATGCACATCTACGAACCAGAAGTTGCTTCTGGCGCCCGCGCCTACAGCCCCCTTCAGCACTCGATCAACAACATCGTTGATATGCTGGAAATCATCAGCCTGGAGAAATTCGCCGTAAAGATGAACAGCGATATCGTGCGTACCCTTACTCGCGAGACCGCTCAGTTCGATGGCGCCCAGTCTGACTTTGAAGCCTTTGGAATGAAACCTAGCGGATGGGCTGACGGACTCACTAACCCAGAGGAGGCTTCTACCTTCATCGGTGGTAAGATCCTAGCCCTGTCTCCCGGCGAGCGCCTGGAATCCTTTACCTCAAACCGCCCCAACCCGACTTTTAACGGATTCATGGAGCATCTCATCCGAGATAGCCTTGCGGGCATCCTGCCGTATGAGTTCGTCCACGATCCGTCCAAGGCTGGCGGCGCTTCGATGCGCCTTATCGTGGCTAAAGCGGCTCGTAAATTCGCTCATTTCCAGTCGGTGCTGATGAATCGTTTCCTAACCCCTGTCTGGGGTTATGTGATCGGTGATGCCGTCAACTGCCTCAACGCCCGCTCTTGCGAACATTGGCATAAGGTTCTCTGGACTACACCGAAGTCTGTGACTGTTGATGCTGGCCGCGACTCTGCCCAGAACCGCGCTGACATCGAATTCGGCCTCAAGACCATCGGGGACAACTGCCTGGAAGAAGGCGAACACTTCTCCACGATGGTTCGCCGCCGCGCCATCGAAGCCAAACTCTTCAAGGATATGGCGAAGGAGTACGATGTTCCCCTGTGGATGCTCATCAAGCCCACCAATGTCGGCCTCCAGGATATCACAGGCGAAGAGCCAGAAGAGGAGAAGGATCCCGACGAAGACATGGACGAGAAGTCCAGCGCGGAGGTGTCCGAGGAGACTCAGACCGAGCGCGATGACGCCGAGTCTGACGAACTGGAAGACCCGGAGGGGTAATCCGTTTTTCTTTTATTTTTTATACCCTATGCGAAAACTTATCCAAGCGATGAAGACCGGGCGTCCTATGATGATCCATCCTTCTCTCGCCAAGAACCACATTGATCGCTTCCAGGCGCTTGATGTCAACCTGGACACCAAGGCGGGAGATGTGGCCGATATCCTTAAGATGATGTTCGGTGAACAGCCCAAGATGGAAATCATCGGCAAGACCGCCATCATCCCTATCAAGGGGGTCATTGGTCGCGGCCTGTCTGACATCGAGAAGATGTGCAACAGCGTTGATGTGAATGACATCTCCGCAAATATCGACGAGGCACTCGCCAACCACTCCGTTGAGAAGGTTCTCCTTGATATCGACTCTCCCGGCGGTAGCACCGAAGGTCTCGGTGAACTCGCTGAGAAGATCCGCACGATGCCGAAGTACTGCGAATCCTATTGCGAGACCGCCTGTCTCTCTGCCGCCTACTACCTTGGCTCCCAGGCTAAGTCCTTCAATGTCACCAAGTCTGCCGAGGTTGGATCGGTCGGGGTCTACATGGCCTTCCCCGATGTCTCGGAAGCCTACGCTATGGACGGAGTCAAGATGGAGGTTATTAAGTCTGGCAAGTACAAGGCCATCGGCATGGAAGGAACCAGCCTCACCGACGATCAGCGCAAGTACCTCCAGGAGGATGTCAATGAGACCCACGCCGAATTCAAGGAAACTGTGAAATCCGTCCGAAAGTTCGTCAAGGACGAGGATATGGAGGGTCAGTCTTTCGTTGGCAAAAAGGCCGCTGAAAAGGGCTTCGTGACCGGGATCGTAAGTGGCATGGAAGATGTCCTGTCCGAGTACATCGTTTGACACCAGGCCAACAGCAATAACTGCTATGACCATCGAAGAACGCCTTAATTCGCTCAAGGAAGCCTTCACCGGGAAGGCCGCTGAAGCCGAAGCCTCGTCTGTCGAACTCGCCGCCGCCAAGGAAGCCCTTGCCGCGAAGGAGTCCGAGATGGCCGCTTCTGTTTCCAAGATCGCCGAAGCCTCTGGCGCCATCGAGAAGATGGCCGCTAAGATTGTCGAACTGGAAAGCGCCCTCGCCGAGGCCGCTAAGAAGTACATCGCCCTTGAAGCCTCTTTCGAGACCGCTGGCAAGAAGGCCGCTAAGATTGCCGCCTCCGTTGGCGTTGACCCTGTTGAGGTCAGCCCGGTTGAAGCCAACGCCGTCTCCAAGACGGACGAAGAGATTGCCCAGGAATGGGCGCTCCTCAAGAAGTCCGACGCCAAGGCCGCTCAGAACTTCTACGATCTCAATAAGAGCGCTCTTATGCGCCTTGCTGGCATTCGTTAATCTTTCCCCCTCAAACCCTAATACACTACTATGTCTAACGCTATCGGAGGCTTGACCCTCCAGTTGGTGGCTGAAGAGTCCCTGCGGACGCTCGTCCCGCAACTCCAGCCCCTCACCAAGATCGCAGTCACCGACTTCGGCGCCTATGTCGCCGAGCGCGGTACGACTGTCCACACCCGCTACGCTGGCAAGTTCACGGCCGCTAATTACGCCCGCGCAACTGGCTTCGTTGAGCAGGACGCCGTTTCTACCGATGTCCCGGTCACCCTCGTTGACCAGAAGCATGTCACCATTGCGTTCACCGACTACGAAGTCGCCACGCTCTCGATGGAACGCCTCCGTCGCCTCTTCATGGCTCCGATGGCTAACGCTGTCGTCAAGTCCCTGTTCGACCAGGTTCTCACCAAGGTTGATAGTTCCTTCGCCGATGGTTATGACGGCGCTCAGTCTGCCTTCAACCGCATCGCTGTCTCCAACATCGCCAAGAGCCTTACCAAGGCCAACCTCCCCCAGGAAGGTCGCTCGGCTCTTATCAGCCCCGATGCCTACCAGCAGTTGATCTCCGACCCGGTGATCGCCCAGGCGTTCTCCATCGGTACCTCTGAAGTCATCCGTGGCAACCGCCTCGGTATGATCCACGGAATCGACTTCTTCGAGTACAACGGCTTTGACGCCGCTGGCATCGAAGCGGGCCTCAATGGTGTTGTCTCCTGCAAGGAAGGTCTCGTTGTCGTGACCCGCGTTCCTGCCGCTCCCACGACTGGTGGTGGCGAACAGACGATCGTTACCGACCCGGACAGCCAGTTCTCGTACGCTCTGCGCTACTGGTACGACTGGTCGGCTGGTCTTCACAAACTGTCGGCCAACTGGCTCGTCGGTTCTGCGAAGGGCAACCCGGACGCTCTCCAGAAGATCATCTTCGCGTAAGTTTCAGAGGGGTGAAGTCCACCCCTCGCCGCGCCAATGCAGAGAGGCTCACCACACAAGTGGTGGGCCTCTTCTTTTGACCACAGGCCAACTGTATGTCTATCTGGGATGAGTTCACGGCTGATGCCCTATCTATCCTTAACGAGGTAGGTAAGGACATCACGATCAAGAATGTCCCTGGCGGCACCCCTGTTGCCTTTAAGGCTATGGTAACCCAGCCTATGGTTCTCCAGGACATGGAGACTGGTGGCTTCCTTAACTCGACCACCTTTGAGGTTAAGGTTCTAAGGACTGTGGCCTCTACCCATCCCGGCCTGTTTGCCTACGGAAATATCGTCAACTACGATGGGCAGGACTACCGCATCGTGGCTATCGCCAATCGTCCTCCGTCTGCGTGGCTTGTAGCCAAGGTGCAGACCAAGGAGCAATGATTACGCCCCAAGGAACCATCAAGGTAAAGAAGGGTGTAATCGTCAACGAGCAGGAGTTTAGACAGCACCTCGGCGCCTACATCGCCGTCATGGGCGGTAACGCCGCCAAGTTGCTCAAGAAGCAAGCCCGACTCTTCTGCGACGATATGCTGGACTACACTATGCCATTTGCTGGCGGCATGGGGCAGGACGGCCGCAGTAAGTCTGCCCAGAAACTTGGGATGGCCGTGGTCAATTCCCAGATAAAGAACATCTTCCTACCCCTTCAATATGTTGGGGCCGGGGAGATCCTACAGTACGGAAACGAGGGTGTCTTCTCTGCTTGGCTACGCGCTCGTAAGAAGTTGTCCAACCCTATGCTTCCAGACTGGCTGAAGGACTCTAGCGGTATGTCCAGCCTTTGGACTAAGTTTCAGAAGTGGGACTTTGCCATCGCCAACGCCGAAATCAGCCCTGGGCTGATTGACCTATCTACCTACGGAAAGACCAGCAACATCAAGAGCATCCATGAGCGCGAGCGTGGCGGCAACACCACGGCCGACTACTTCAAGAACATGAAGGCCGCTATCAAGTATGGTAAGCGTTATGTGGTTGATGACGATGGCGCCGAGGTAAAGGCGTACTCCAAGCGCGTGGAAGCCCATGTTGGCCGTCTCAAGGCCGGGTGGTTCACAGTAGGCTCCCAATTGGGCAGGATGAAGAATGTAGGCTACTGGATTCGCGGCAACCAATGGAATACTGGT